CCTTTTTGAAAGCAACGATTCTTGGGCGTATTTCTCCATATGTATAGTTATCTGGGTCTACCTTCATGAAGACTATATACGAATACAGTGGAGCGAAATCATACCCAGTTCCCCCGAGAGCCGGGTCCCAGTCAGCATTAACGAAATTACCTTGGTCGTCAATAAGGTACTGTAGCTCCGTGTCTGCTGTCCCAGTGATCTCTGATGCAGACGTAGCAGCAGGCGTGTATAATTCTAGAAGCTTCTTAAAGAACTTGTTTAGCGTTAGCTTGGATATAAGCCTTATACCATATGGGGTTCCTTTCAGGTCATAGAAGTCAACAATGGTTGACGTTTCATGTCTCTGTGATTCTTCAGTACCAGCAGATAGTTTCCACCCAAGAGATCTAGCGATATACTTCAAGTACTTCCAGGGGGTAGTCCATATCCCTTGTATCTTTCTCAGATCAGCTTCATCTTCGTGTATTTCCTCTAACGTTGCTTGGACGGCATCCAAGAAGGTCTTGAGATGATCTTCATCGTCAAGCTCTTTGTACACATAGGGCAGAAGGTCGTAGATATTATATATCATGATACCGTTAAGGTTATCTCCCCGTCATTCATTATTTCTCCAGCCGACAACTCTATGTCAGCGACACCGGACCCGCCTGCTTCGGCTAGCAGCGTAATGGTGGAGTGCTCCACGTCGTCATACTCGTCGAAGAAATCATACAAATCGTGAATGTGTAGCTCGCTGGCAAACACGCTCTGGCTTAGGAATGCACGCAGATCTGTTTCAATCTCTGATAGCACGGTAGAGCTGTCTGCGTCATCTGCTAGCGTTAGTTCCGTTGATACATCAACAACAACAAATGTCGGAGCAAGCACCCTAACGTCTTCTGTTATCATCCTTATGTCGGCTAGATATGTACGCACCGACGCAAGCAGTGCCGCCCCCGGGGTATTGCCCCCTTGCGGGAGAACGTACACGTTTACGATGTTCGTGGATGGGTGATCTACGTCTATCTTGGAGATCTCTCCGAACGCTTCCAGCAGCCGCGAGTAGTCATCTCTAGTAACAGCCCTGCCACGGGTAACAACAAACGCTGGCATGTGTATCCTAAGCTCTTCGGCTGTCTCTTCATTAGCCCCACCTGTTGCCGCTAGCGTGTTGGTAACGCTTGCGATATTGGTGATCGAGCTAACCATCCGCGTCAATGTACTCGCACCGACATTACCCTCTACACCACCACCATTGGTGTAATCGACGGTTATCTGATCACCGATTAGAGGGATGTTGCCGTATACACCATCGCCAAACCTGACCCACGCATTGCGGTCAGAGTCTATCCACATCCTGAATCCATTGGCCTCGGCGGCCCATATCAGCGATACATATTCAGACCACTCCATACCGCCAACATAAACACTGATAGCATTTTCATCCTCTGTAAGCATAACTAGAGAGCCGGTGAGTAGCTTGTACTCCTGGTTCTTTGCGCCATCAGAAACACCTATAACCTGTCCTGCTATATGATGACCATGAACAGCACCAGTAGACCCACTGTCGGTACCAGCCGGAAGGTATAGGTGTTCATCAACCTCAAACACTATTCCATTATCCGATGTAGAGACACGTGTACCTATTGGTATTGTAGCAGACTTGGTGATGTCTGACTTGGTGAGTGTCAGATCAACTTGAGCAGCCGCAGCTGGGTGTGGATGATACCCGAACCATTCGGCGTGCCTACAGAGAGACTCGAACAGTCTCGCAGTGGTCGGGAATGATTCATTGGCAGTGACGTTCTGGTAGAACCTGGTCATATCGCCTATACCAGAGAACAACTCGATTAACGTAACTCCGAAATCAGTCTCCAGGTGGTCCGTCCACTCAGGGTGTTCTGCCTTTACGTAGGCGATCAGGTCAGCTTTAATGCTAGCATAATCAGCTGACGTATATTGTACAACTTTGTTAGACATTTTATCCCCTATCCTACGACAACCTCGACGCTATCTTCAACCTGTGTTTGTGTATTGAACAACCCAAGCCTTATCTTGATCCGCCCTTCGTCTGGGTCAGAATCAACCATGGTGAACTCTGTCACCACGACACGTGGCTCATATTCATCTAGTATCTCTTTGATCTCGCTTGCCGCCAACATCACGGTCTCTTCTGTGTTTGGCCTGAACATTAGATCGACAGGCTTTGCACCGAAGTCACGATTGAAGAACCGCTCCCCTTTGTCTGTGCGTAGCAGCTGCTCTATGGCCTGGGTGATGTGACTCATATCGTTCTCGCCAAGGTTCACAGTAGACACAGCAATCATGCCGGTGGGCGCTATCATAAAAGGGAAAGCTATTCCAGTGTACCCTACTTCATCTCTCTTCCAAGCCATTACTCTCTCCCGTTTGCGACCTGTTCCTCACCAGCATCAGCCTCGTTGCTGAATGCTCCATCTATCAGCCCAGCACCAACGGTTTTGATTTTGGCAACGTATGGCGTGAGCAAGCCAGCAGTGACAACGTTTGCGGCATCGACAAGGAATCCGAAGACACCCTTAATAACCGTGCTGGGGTCACTATTACATATGCCAGCTGCGATATCAAGTGCAGACTTAACCCCAGGGACGCTATCAACAACATCGCTGACCGCGCTTCCTATTACTTCGTCGGCGGCGCCCTTGACCACTTCTATCCCGGCGTCGATTGCACCGCCGAGAACATCGGAGGCTAGGTCGTCTATTGCATCAGCGATACCGGCGCCGTCAGCCCACTCTGTCAGCGTGTCAAAGGCATCATTAACAAAGCCAGAAGCTATTGCCGCACCAGAGTCAGTAGCAGACGATGCTGCTACGCTAATCGTGTCGGATAGGGCTTGACCATCTTCTGTGCTTAGCAGTGCCCCGAGCGCCCCATCGCCAGTCCAATCGGTTAGGGCATCAGTGGTAGCCTTACCTACTTGGTTACCAAGATCACCAATCCACGCAACGGCTTCATCCTTGGCCGTCTCTACGTCTATCTCTGGAACTAATGTACCAGCATATTCTTCAGCTGCATCGGCTATTCCATCGACAACAGTGCCAACGGGATCGTTCACAAAGTCATCGGCAGTAGTGGCAAACTTGCAGAATCCTTCAGCAAAGTCCTTGATGGTATCTATAAAGCTAGCCACCATATCACCTATTTCTGACCCTGCCTTCTCTGTTTGTGCGTTCTCGCCAGAATCAGCGCCATCTTCACGAGGATCTTTCCTAGTGAAGGACAGAGTGGAAAGGTAATACTCAGCCTCATCGGAATCAAGGTTTGTAATCTTTCCTGCTCCTTTATGCTCGTGTTTGAGGAAGTTTTCCACCAACCTGTCGCCTAAAGCAATGGCAAACTCAGCCGCTTCTCCTAATTCTAGCTTTGCCGCTGGCATATCGTCAGCGTTCTTAGCGTCAAGCACAAGATGATTAGTCTTATCATGTAGTAGAAGATATTGCAGGATTGTCTTAACCATTCTAGCATTGTTAATCGACTTAGGAATGTCTTCATTGGTTGGCTCTCGTCTGTCCTCTGCTTCTCTTTCCTTATTAAGGTAGTCGTCGTTGTCGAACTCTGTCGGCATATCGTTGAAGTGGGGTAGAAAGCCTATACAGTATGGGAGACCGGGGTTGCCTTGCTCGAATACAATGAGCGCATTGTCGCCCACCTTGGGGTTGTGCCACTCACCATAAACGCTATCGCCCACAGAGCCGGTACCGTTCATAGTAACAAGGGCAAGTGGGGTAAACCATGGGTGTTCCCCTGTATCCTTATCAGACGTTGACAGGCCATACAGCTTAGCCTGCACGAAGACGGCACCTCGCTTATAGCGCACCCGCTCTACGCGCCCTTGATACACCCCGTACATTGCATCTTCTTTTTTCATATCAGTTGAGGAAATCTAGGAATCCTGCCCATCCTGTATCCCCAGCTCCTCCTTCTATCCCTGCCTTTAATCTCTTTATCAAATCCTTTAGCGCGGTTTCGTCGCTGCCATCCATCGAGCAACCCTCTACCTTTATTTTCGCAGAATAGAATCCCGTATCGTCCATCCTGTGAGTGGCCTGCTTGATTAGATAGAGCCTGTTGTATGATGCAAACACTTGCGCCTCGTTCTCTTTAGGCTCGGTCATTGGGCCATATGGAAGACCATTAAGACATATCAGGTTGCCAGCTATAAGATGCCTGTCTCCGTAAGTAGTCACCTCTCCCTTGATGTCAGTGTCAAGAGCCCTACGCGCAGTAGCAATATCAACATACCCAGTACCGGCAGATCCATCAGGCAGGGTATAGACGATATCACGACTCTTATTCACTAAGAGTGCGTTAATCCCGGTCGCCTCAATATCGTCGCTTGGGCTTCCCTTGGGGTCTATCGGGTCGGCATCGTCCTCAATAGTGCTCTCTTCACCACGTAACCCAGCAAATATCCTTGAAAGAAAGCCACCTTGGGCTTTCGTTGCCTCTGTGCGAGGGTTGAAACTACGGAGAAGGTTGTTGCCAACACGGTAATCAAGACACGGTATTCTGTCTACGCCTATCAGGTTAAAATAATCTCTGGTAAACATGAATATCAACTTGTTGTTGTATATTCCCCACACAACCTTGATGTCGCTCTTGCTGGGCTTGCCGCGCATCTTTATGGAGAAGTATTGATCAAACCCAGTTGTGGCATCAAACACAGTAGAGTTTACTAGGTTCGTTATTGCCTCAGCAATTCTCGTTAGATACTTTGCGTCAGTCTCATCGTTTTTCGCCCATGGGAAATTGCATGTTATCCTCGGTGGGGTGCCTTCCCCCATCAGGTAGTTTTGTAACTCCTCATCGAAGTGCTCTCCCTTCAGCCTGCCGCTAATGACAGTATCAATCTCATCAATAACATCCTCCATGCCGGAGTCGCCCCAGTCGATTCCATCCAGCTGATAGTAGAGAGAGATATTAGTGATAGCGTCTCTTAGCGATGCGATACTAAAGCTTCCCGTGCCACCCCATGCCTCTTGTGGGCCTCCGCCCGGTGTAGAGTTTTTCTGCATGGCTATAGATGCAGACATCACCTTGATAGTGACCAATGGCTCTCCATCCTCGGGGAAGTTCGATGCCTCAATCATGGGCACCCCTGTCAGCGATGTCATCTCTTCATGATCTTGACCAAAGTACCCTATGCGTGCTGTCCATGGAGTATACACAAGTTTGTCACCAATCTTCGTTGACCCAACCCTAATAGCTCGACCCACTCTTCCATCTGGGTCAACAAACGTACAGCGAGCAACATCAACTGCATCATCCAGGTAGTCGATCTCCAGGGAGACTAAGCGTTGGCGTGGGTCAACATCGGTATCCGCAAAGGCATCATCAAGCGCCCTGCTCTCAACAGACATGTATCCTTGTACGGTAACGAATTTCTTACCGCCACCACCTGCCTCATTTGCCATACTACCTCGGAGGGATTATGATTCTTATGCCCTGTTCTATGGGTTCCAATGGATTGTCTATCTCGTTTACGTCAGCGATCAGATACCAAAGCGATTCATCTTTGTAGAACTTCCACGCCACTAGGTCCAACGGCTCGTTCTGTTTGATGGTATAGTACGTAGCGCCAATAGCGGGAGCTGTCTCTGGGATGCGCATCTGATTGATTGTCTCCCCTTCCCATATAACCGTTTCTACCGCATTCCTTATCATGGTTGTGTCGCCTCGAAGTATATCGCCATGCGCTTGTCATCAACGATTAGGAACTCGAACGTCACATGAGCCCTCGTGGGGTATGAATTCGCGCTAGATTCAGCTGTAGTCCCATGCAGCTCTTCCTTAATGGTTAGGTTACTTATCAAGCCAACCTGAACCCTGCCGCCGTAAGCTATCTTCACCATAGGGGGGATGCCCACCACCTTCTTAGACTGGGTCGCAGCTGATTTAGCGCCCATTCTCCTTGGTGGTATTATGATTGGTTTTCCATCCTCGTCGTATGGGACTGTTAGCATCTCTAAGTCGTCTAAGTCCTGGGCTATGTGACCATTAGCGTGCGGCGATGCGTGGGCGTCAAGAAGCAATTCAAATGTTTTCTTTGGCGCGTCTCTCACCTGGAAAGAAATCAACGGCGATCCCCCACCTTGAATCAGTGTTTTCTTAAACGTAACCGGAATACCGTCACTGGTTTCCTTTGGGTTGTATTGGAACATTATGTAAACCCCTAACGCAGCATTCTTAATGATTCCTCTATTTGTTTTTCCCGGCGCATATGGCCCGGCGCTACCCATTCCCATTGTTTATCACCTGGCCGGTATTGCTTTTGCTAAGTTAGTTCTCGCTGTTTCCTCTTCGCCGATTTCCTGGTTGTGGTTCAGTATCTTCTGAACGGCAGCGGCAGCGGTATCGCCTATTGCCTTGGGATCGTCGTGTGCGCTAGACACGTTGACCGTGATAGAGGATGGTGCCATGCTGGTAGATCCGCCAAGAGCATAGTCATTAACCTTGTGTGCGTTGTTGGAGTTAATGCGCGAGATCATTGAGTATAGGCCTAGGCCGAGTAGGGCTATAACGGTAACAGCAATAACACTCACTATCGCCGGTGTCAGGAACGAAGCCATCCCTGCCATCATCCCTCCGCCTCTAGCGGCGGAATAAGGAATCATGTTGCCGAATACGTTCCTTCCATATGGTTGGCTGGCTATGTCCATAGCACCACGCCCAATCGTCGTTCTGCCGAACATCGCGCTTCCCCTCATACGGAAAGCCCCGAACATCCCCGGTCGCCCGCTCCGCGCGATTTCCGTAGCAACATTTCTTTCGATGAGTGTTTTAGTGAGGCCTTGTTCCATGCCCCTCATCCTTATCAGGCTTAGTTTTCTTAGGTTCTCGGCCTGTATCTCTCCCCTCATAACGCTAGCTGTTTGCATAGCGATAAGCTGTTCTCGTGTAGACTGGAGCGCACTGCCCCCAGCCGCCGTAGAGCTTACTAAGGGACCACCGGCACCAGCCAGGGCGCTCCTGGCTACATTTTCATATCCCGCATCCGCTCGGGCACCCCACATTAAGGCCCGGTCTTTTAGCCCCCGCGCGGCCAACAGCGTTCTCCGTCCAGGGACAGCCCCCAACAGGGCGGACCCCATCATACCCATAGGTGCGCCTCTTGCTATGCCCCTAAAGGCGGTGTGTGCTAGAACTTGTCCTGTCAACCATATCAAACTCTTGCCGAGAGCCCCTATACCGAAGATCAGCTTCTCGAAGATAGCTGCTGACACAAGCCAGCCAAGAGCTGTTCCAAGTCTCTCGAAACCTTTAGCTATGTCGCCGCGGCCTAATAGTTTGGCTATTCCGTTAAGCATATAGAATGCCGTGCGCCACAGGTAGCCAAGACCCTTACCGACCCACTTCAAGACTGTGCCAAGTGCCTTGAACCCGAAAGCCAGACCCTTCAACATCCCGTCCAGGGCACCGCCTTGTTGCAGTGTCCCTGAAACACCTCCCAACATAGACCCGAACATGGTGCCAGTGTGGCCTCCGGCTGTTTGGGTATACGGTCGGAAGATATTCTTGAACTTATTGGCTATGCGTTCGCCTAATGTACCCGTGTTATTTAGCTGTGAATTCCAACTGCCAAAGAACTTGGTGGTCATGTCCTTTAATCCGGCGAGGTTCTTAGACCAAGCATAGTATATGATTGTACCAACGGTTGTGAGTGCGCCGAGTAGACGCATAGGGGAGGCCGCATAAGAGGTCAGGTTGCGCATACCGATGGTGGCTGTTGCGCCCCTAGAGGCCCACCGAGACACGCGCATTGTGCCATATATCTTCTCCATACGCGCCATGGCTATCGTGTCCGCCACTAAAGCAGACCCCATATCAGCCAGTCGCGTCTTGACCAGCATGAATGTTCCTGCGGCGATTGCGGCCATTCCCGATACGGCAACGAGCACCCCACCTAGGGTGAACAGCATAGGAATCATGTGCTGGGTGGTATCGTTCATTGTGATCAAGCTATTGGTCATCGCCATGACTTCAGTTCCACCCTGAATAAACGGACGAGTCATCGACAGCGTTGCGTTACCCACGGTGGCCTGTAACGTCCTCATTGTAGTACCAGCCTGAGCTTTAGCCCACGCCCAATCAGAACGCAACTTCACCATGTACTTCTCTTCATACTCTGCTGCTTTCTCTAGCGTCCTGGCAAGAGCATCGGGCATGAGCTCTTGGAACTTCTCCATGCTAAGAGACGAGAGGGAAAGGAAGGATCTCACAGAGCGAATACCGAACATCGTATAGAGCTCTTGGTCGCGCATCAGCCCGAATGCCGCTAAGTCTGCACCTTCGAGCGTATCTTCATAATCCTGAATAGTCTTTGCTAGAGCAACGTAGGCTTGTCCAACATTAGTCATCTTGCCGGTGTCTCCGCTATACAGCGGTTCAAGCCCCTGAGCCCTCAAGCTACCCTCTAGCAACGGAGCTACGGTCTTCCTGGATGCCCTGGTATACAGCTGGCGCATCATGGTTCCCGTCTCAGACGAGCTAGTGCCAACCTGGGCAAAGGCGGTGGCGAGCTGCAACGTCTGGGCCATATTCTGACCATAGGCGTGAGCTGTTGCCCCAACTTTTCCCATGACGGTCATAAGGTCTTCCATGGAGAACTTAGACTTGTTTGCGAAGAACGCGATCAGGTTAGTCGCGTTTGCTGCCCACGAAGCCTCGTGCCCGTAAGCCTTTAACGAGGTGGCTGTGAATGCGACAGCATCGGCAAGATTCATCTCGCCAATAGAAGCCAACTCAGTCGAGGAGAAGATAGCACCAGCAGTCTCGGACGCACTCCAACCAGCCTTAGCGAAGACACGTATGCCTTCAGCCACGTCAGACGGATCGAACGGAGTTCTCATGGCAACGTCGATAGACAATGCTTTAAGCTTCTCTATGTTTGCTGTGGTTGTTTGTAGTACAGCGTCAATAAGTGTGAATGAGTGCTGGAAGGAGTTAGCCGCCTTCATAGATCCTTCTATAAACACCTTAGACATGAGTGTTTGCCCGACGCGTATCGCCATCAGGGCATAGAAGGTGAAGCGGAATGTACTCTGTGCCATCTTCTGCGTGGCGGCGCTACCGAGAACTCCTGCCTGTTGCATACCCCGTCCGGCGGCAATACCGGCAGAACCCTGATTCCGTAGCTGTGTATTGACATTCCTAACAGCGGAGGCTGTTTGATTGATCTGGCTGATGGCCTGAGATGCGCCTATGACGCGCTCCTCAATGCCTAGTAGTATCTGTGTGCCAATCTGTCCAGCCATTAACTCTCCTATTGTTCGTAGGCCTCTGCTTCTAGCTCAGCGTCTCTCGCTATCATAACTAGGTGCATACGGCGTGCTGCCGCTGTTAGTGCTTCGCTTTGGGGGACGGTCCAGTGGTACTTGATGGCAAAGTAGTGATCCTCTACGTCTAATACGGGGAGGTTGTATGTTGGGTCTTTAGCGATAGTAACCGTATGATCGCGGTTGACCCTTACACCAGATTGGATACTAAAAAATCTGTCACCCAATCGATTGTCCCCATAGGAATGTCCTCTCCGCAAGAAGGGCAAGGCACGCTTACGGGTGGTGTTACTCCAGGGAGATTGTCGTTGTAGAGACGTTCTAGCATCTTCATGTCTTTTGCTGGAAGTAATTCTATTTCAGCATTAGAGAAGTCTTCGTGCCCGTGTGGGCCAAGGCTTTCAATTGCAAGGCAGACTGAATCCAGCATGGCTGTCCCCAGCTTATCGCCGCCATTGGAGTACAGCTTCAACATCTCTCCAACAGTCAGTAGACGCATCTTCCCATCCTTGATCTTTTCCTTCCCCTCTAAATCAAGAGAGATAGGCTTGGAGAGCTTGAACGGTATCAAGTGCTCTCCTACGAACTTGGATGTACTATCTTTGTCCGATAGACGGTCAACTGTAACTTCGTCCATCGGGAACTCAACGGTAACGCTATTCCCACATTGAGGACACTCCACCGCGAGCTTGGGGCTCTCGCCATCAAGGTCTAGTCTAGCTAGTTCCATGAAGATGTATTCGGCGTCAGACCACGTCATGCTCATCAAGTCATCTTCTGATGGAGATCCCGGTATTCCTTTAATTGACTTTACCCCGTCACGCAGCACTACCTTATACACCTTGGGGTTAAATCCACGTGTCTTGATATTCATTGCGTTACGGATATTCTTTAACGATCTCCCCGTTGGCTGATTAAGCTCAACCTCGTCGAGGATCTTTCCATCTCTAACAATACCTACTGGTAGCTTGTACATAATCGGACTCCCTTATGCTATACGGGGCCTGCGTTCAACAAGCCCCGTAGTTTACTTATCCTATGGGTAGAAACCCGTCGGTTGCCAACACTATTTCGCGCGTACACAGCCCCGGAGATCCGGCATCAAGGTCTTGGTATGAAACCGAAGACGGCCAGCAGTTAAACAACTTCCATCGCTTAGCTGGTTGCCCCATGCCGGGTATTGCATCAGGGTGGTACAGGTTGAGCATTAGGTGTTTGCGTGTTGGTACAGCAAATACCCCAGAGATCCATGAGAGGAACTCACCGCTTACAATCTGTCCACCATTAGGCCATGACGTAACCTTCTCTTCTATATTCTGAACACCATAGATAGGAGAAGATGTAAGAGTCAAAGTCCTCATACCGACCTCGCTAGAGGAGGCATCAAGATCGCCTATTGGTTGGTAGTGACTTGGGTACGCGCCATACATAGTCCATCGCGCAACCTCACCACCTGATCGGTTCATTAGGATGAATGACCAGTCACCGCGATACGCGCAGTCAGCCCCACCGACAACAGAATAACCATTGCCGGGACCGACATACTCACCCATCTTTTTCATCTGGTTGTAGAAGGGATTACCTTCGTTGAGATCGATTACCTGGTTTAGCGTGATGTCGGGAGTTGTTCTTTTGTTAAACAACTTCTGAACATTGAGGCTAGTAGATTCCCGATTCTCCATAACATCCCAGCTCGCGCCAATACCAGACACGCTACGCATATGCCCAATCTCGGTACCATTAACAAGCACCTTGAACAGGAAGTTCGTAGCAGGCTGATTGTCGCATCCAGCAAAAGGAGTCTCCTTGAGAGTTATGTTCTCCATGTTGTACTGCGCAGGGAGAGAAAACTGATCAAGTCGAGTGGACTCCGATACCGAGCTTATGGCGTCAACACCAAGCCCAAAGTTACTCACACTTTGTAGCTTGTGTTCTCCACCGCCCCCTATAACGGAGACGGTGAATAAACCGCGTCGTGCTCTCTTTTCCTCAGCCATCAATTATCACCTATGCCCCAGCCGTAGTGGCGATTGGCAGGACTCCATCGTTGTAGATCTGTACCTCGAATTCTAGGAACTCGATAGGCTTAACAAAGTTCACTCCGATAACGCAGGTGCAAATACCCTGGTTAGTAAGTTCTGGCGGATTTGTGCTGATGTCGCACTTCACGTAGAAGCTTTCTGCTATTGTCTTCCCGCTGAAAGCGCCAAGAGAATAGTAGTACATCATCAACAGTCGGGCGGTGTCCTCGATCCTGGCCCACGTGTTAGGTGCATTAGGCTCGAAGATGAACTGATTAGTTCCGTCCTGTAGGGTCTTCTTGATAACGTTCAAGAAACGCCTAATGTTCAGGTAACGGAAGTGCGTCTGCACGTCCAGGGTGCGATCGCCCCAAGGAACAAACCCCTCGCTCTTGAGGTGGAAGATCGAGTTAATCCCCTCTGGGTTCAGTGTTTGCAGGTCACCGAAGTTCAGATCGTACTCCAGCCCGCTAATGGGAAGCTCGAACGCGGTACCGGCTGGCGCGTGCCATACGCCGTTATCGTAATCGTTCTTCGCCCATACGCCCAACATATAAGGAGACACTGGTTTCTCGGTGGTCCCCTCATCAACCCATGGATAGTATGCTGCCTCATACCCAGTAGACATATAAGAATCCTGGGCTAATGCAAGCGCTCCTGCTGGAGTAGTGGCGAGAGGGAAGTCAAACACGTAAACATCATGCTGTCTGCGGGCAACTGTGTCCCTCACATATGCCTGTCCACCGATAATCACTGGAGTAGAGGTAATGCCGGGATGGCAGATACCTAGAATCTCAGGTACGCTATCGAACTGGTAAAGCCCAGTCTTGCCAGCGGAATCCCCGAGGTGGTCATTATCATCCATGGCGGCAATGCCGTCTGTTCCGCCAATCATCGTATACGTGCCAGCGGCAGGGACAACATCCTCAACCGTGTTTGTGATAACGATATATGCGGACACATCATTGATCTTGTCTTCCATGAAGTTGACTTCATCGGCGGAGTCTACTCCAACATAAGTGAAGCGATCGATACGCTTCCATGACGGGTCAATCCATCTCCACAGAGACAACATGAATGTCTTGTCAACTGCGTCAACGTCACTGATCACAACCTTGAAGTCGTTGCCGAGCGTGCCGTAATACTTTGCAGTAACGGTAAACAAGGTTTGCGGGGTAGCTTCGCTGGAAGGAACTGTGATAGTGGCCTTTACGGCAGTGGTACTCGTGGCTTCAGTTTGGTCTGTGTGGTGCGATGTACGCGCCACCCATAGGCGATTTCCGCCCAACCTGAAGAAGTCTCTTGCCCCTAACGCCCCATATCCATTTGAGGTATCGTTGCCAAATGTTCGGACGAAGTCCGTCCAGCTCGTGACTAGCGTAGCTACGTCCATCGGACCCCATTCAGCGGTCATAACCATTCCAGCAGCAGCACTACCTGCTGGCTGTAGTGGCTCTCCACCCATAGGGATCTCGGAGACATATACACCAGGAGCTAAGTATCTCTCATTACCGGGCATTTATGCAGCCCCCCCTACTACCCGAAGGTAGTCTTTCTTTATCAAGTTCTGTATCTCAGTGCACTTAAACTCGGCCTCGGTCAACTCTACCGTGCTTCGTGGCGCAATATACTGTGTCTTGCCCAGCATATTGATAACCCGCTGATGTCTCTTTGTGTTACGAACTCGTATCATAATCTCTCCTCGGCAGTTATGGCCTAGTTAGGACTTCGCATACTACCTCTGATATTGTGACTGCTCCAGTAGGAACATCTGGGTCGCCATCGTCGTCCTCTTCCTCCGTGTTCTCTTCTATGCCGCTTCCGGCTGTGCTGCTAATCTCTACCTTCACCGTTGTCATTATAGGATCTGTCTCGGATCTTCCGTTAAGGAATATATGCGCGGTGTACGTAAACAGATATTGGAATATTCCAGTCTTAAACATATTGGCTTTGTCTGAGAATCCCCCATAGTAGAGAGGCAACCCAGCGCAAGGTGCATTCCCGAACTCAGTCAGCATTCCATCACGCATAGCATCTGCTTCCCAAAGAACCTCAGAGGCCACTCTGACAGAGATCTCCATCTTGTGCGGCAGCCTTTCCGTAGCTGTTGCTGTCGGCTTAGCGGGGTCGGTGGTGTAATCTTTTTCAACATCAACATCTAAAACCATGTCGCGCTCTGGCGTTAATGACCAAGTGTATATGATCGCCGGAAGCTCGTCAACCTCTTCAATGCTTCCTATATCTGTGTATTGTGCGTTAGGGACAGAGAACCCGATACCCAGCATAGCGGCGTCTAGCGCGTCGCCAAGGCTTAGCTTAAAGCTCTCTAATGTTATCAAGAAACACCCCTATGTATGGCGGCTTTATGGAAACCAACTGTTCCGACAGTGGCCTGGGAGAAAGCCTTTGCTGTCATAATGGCATCGGTCATGAAAACTTGTTGCAATAGAGTGGTCGCCATCTTGCTGAGCTTCTCTTCCATTGTCTTGTTGAATAACGGCCTTGGTGGAATGTTTATGATAGGACCACCCTCGCCTATAGCTGTTTTGCCGCCAAGCCTATTCGCTTGACTGGCAGCAGTCTCCATCCATGTGCCGTGCCTATCCTGTGCATAACCGTGCCCGCCTGCTCCCTCGGGCGTCCTGCTGGCCTCAGATAAGGTCATCCAGTCCTCGCCCCCACCGCCTTTCTTTGGGCGCGGGTTACCGAAGTGTTTATCTCTCCAGCCCATCAGCCTTCCCAGGCCATCCGGTGTGAGCTGGTTGGCTCTTACAACCATTCCTTCCTGCGTCAGTGCGCTCAACAGATTCCATTGCGCAAGCGCTCCGCCGTGAGGAGACTTACCAGATCCAGGGACTATGGCTATTGCAGCCGATGTCCCGCCCTCTCCGTGGTGGATAATGGTGACATTCGTGTTCCTTATCACCTCTCCAGTCTCAAAGAGAAATGGTTCAGGTGGATTTCCGCGATCAGATCTAGCCTTATGGGTGTTCTCTGAGAGAGGCCTTCCATCAGGTGTCCCCTCTCCGCCTTCGAGCAGCTCTATCCAGTAGTCCTTGATCTGTGCTCCGATATCCAAGAGAGCCTGATCGAAGTTTCTTCCGTTTAGCCTGACGTGATTCTTTAACACCTCAGCCGCTAGGTCAAAGTTTATTGGGTTGCCTCTAACGCCTTGTGATATAGAGAACATCCCACCCCTCATAACGAGCCTACCGGCTTGAAGGCTTCCACCAGAGGTCTTAGTCCACCTCGTAGATGTTTGTAGACTTGAGCTAAGAGGAACGTAACTCATCTAAAATCAGAGATCCCCGACATGTCGTGTACAGTCCAATTCATTATAGTGTCAGCTATGATTGGATCATTTGCCACATCAATGTAGCGCGTATGAACTCCACCAGCACGATCACGGGTGCGGTCTAACTGCTGACGTTCCTTTAACAACTGAAATGATGCCATGCGCATAACGCATACCTTCACATCCCATGGAATAGTAGACACTAGCGGAGTGCCCTTACTGGTCTCTGGGTCACCGAACTGCCCAGTAAGAATAACGTTCGCATACACGGTCTCTAGTATTGAATCCGGGAGTGTTCCAAAATATTCGCCAACCGTTGCTCTGTAGAGGAAGTGACTGTGGTCTATCCTGATATCATCGACAATCTCTACATCGTCACAGAGGACGGAGGACAGCGCCAGAATCGGATAGTAGCATCGAATCACGGGGAGTCCGGTCCCATGCAGCGTGACTTGATCCGTTACTGGCTCAAGCCAGTACCCATATTTCCTACGCCTCGTCCGCTGGTAAAAGCGATCTTCGGCATAAGAGAGAGCCTGGGTAACCTGCCCGTCCGTCCAATTTCTATTAGAGTCCCAATAGATAGAGTCCTTAAACTCCGCAACGGTGACGAGCATTGTTACGCCTCCTCGAAGGCGTCCGGCTGGTCCTCCAAAAGTCTAGCCCAAGTGTCATGATCAACTACCAACACTTGTCCGCGCTCATAGAAGTAAACACCCTCGGAAGGGATGCTGTATGTGCCTTTGCCGGTGAATCTCAGTGATTTTGGTTTGTTTGAATGAACAACCGCCATCTGCGCTACCTCCACTTTCTTGCTGGGGTTTGTGGGGACTATCGCCACTGCCTTCTTGGTTGGAGCAACAATAACCTCCGCCTTCTCGCTGCGCGGGGGAGAAACAATAGTCTCATCCCCCGCTGCTTTAGCCATCCGCAGGTGTGTTGAGCAATACGACTCGCCGACTATTGCGCGACGCTTACACTGCTCACCATCACCTTTAATCCATTGACATTGCATCGTCTACTCGTAGGTGGTGTCGCGCCCAACGTTGTCGATGCGGACGATAGACGGGAACTGGGTTACGATAAAGTCATCGTAGTGGTATCCAGTATACCTAAAACTATCCTTCTCTTGGATGAAGCGATTAAGAAGCTTCATGTCGCGGTGGACGAACCACACTAGAGCCTTTGGATCCATGAGCAAAATAACACCCTGGTCTTCGGTTGTTCCCAATGTTTCAGGGAATACAGCAAAGCCCTCTTCTCCATTGGCTCCTGCAAAAGGAACTCCCTGCGGGGAAAGAGCGATACGGCCATTGATGATAGCATCACCAAGCCCAGTCTGCCTCGAAGATAGGTAGTTGCGATAGTCGCTGATGACGTGAGTAGAAGTCATCCAGCGATAGTTGCGCTTGGCAAATCGCAGATACTTGTTAGGAACGTTGTTGAACGCCTTGGCGAATAGCTCGAATGTAGGCGTTGCGCCATCGGCGTCTATGATATGGCATCCATTAGCCACAGTAATCTGTGGCAACCAACCCTCGTTAATAGCATAGAGTTTCTCCCATGCTGTCACTGGAGCTGGAATTGCAGCAGGCCCCTCACCTAAGAGACCAAGCGCCTCAGTATCAACACCCCAACGCTGAAGCCACATGTTGACGATATGCTGCTTGAAGCCAGCACCCTCAATCGTCCATGCCTCATCTTCCCACGTCATCTCGAACTGGGTTCGACGCTTCACGACATTGTACGCATACTTGTCGTAAGTGACCTCTCCGGTCTCGTCGGTGTACTCGGTTCCCTCGGAAGCCGCAACCGTTGCCGGTTGACTCATGTCAATCGAGTAGAACGTACCCGACCTCTCAGTCTTTATCTGTCGCGTAACCAACGGCATTAACTCAGCCGTCTGTACAAACTCGTCGATAAATAAACGTGCCTGCGTAGCGTTCAATAGACCGTCTGTTCCAATTGTAGTAGACAGGAACTTGGTCATGATGTCTTTGCGATCCATAGCTATTCTGTAGCCTCCTTGTAGATTAGTACGCGCCCCATTTGTCGGTATTGACGTTAGGGACTGGCTTCGTGAAAGTAGACTTACCCTTCTCGGACTCCAGTAGAGCTACAATAGACTCAACAGTAGCCTTTAGTTCGCTTACTTCGTCTGTTACCGTAGAGGCTGTGCTTGCCTCTAGGGCTGCAATCCTCTCAGTTACACTCTTCTCTCCCTCTGCGGGGGCTTTTGGCATAAGAACAGAAAGAGCATCAACCTTCTCGCCTAATGCCACAACCTGCTCCACTACGCTCTTCTCTCCCTCTGCGGGAGCTTTTGGCATCAGGGCCGCAAGCGCGGTGACCTGCTCTTTCAGCTCGGTGATCTGTGCCGCAGTGAGCTCTAACTTGGTAAACTTCTCCATGGCTTCGGTAACCGAAGCAGTTAGTGCCTCAATCTGAGCCTTTAACTCTGTGTCTTTCACAGTTTCCTCCTGTGTCTTTGCACCGAGCGCAACTAGAGCATCAATAGCTTTCGTAAACGGATTAGTCGTCCGGTGTGATTTGTCCGTATGAGCGGGATCGCCGCTCGCCATCTTGATAGATATTTCCTTAACCAATGGTAACTCGTCGGGGAATCCAAGACCATCAGAAAACATTCCAGTCAATTGAGCAAACGCATCAAGCGAGTTCGCAACAACGGTTACCTCCCCTTTCTCTGTGTCAAACGTATAATGAAAATCATCAAAGTTCAAGCTCTTACCCCCTATAAATGTAGATCCAGGGTTCATCGGTTTATCGACGTATGACACGCGCCACACGTCAAAGTCCTTAAACACCCTGACGGGGCGACTATCAAATGGGTCTGGGTTATCCTTTAGCTCCCAATCGTTAGCCGTATATTCAATTGAGTATCCTGTCAGGTCGCCTTCGGCAATCATCATCTTGACGTATTGCTTGGTTGGTCGAGTGTAAAGCAACGGGCCGTTTGCGTCAAGCTCTATCTTTACCGTCTGCCCAGCTACAATGTTTCGGTGCATGAAACTGATCTCAGCGCCAGTGGCGAAGAACGTAGTCAATGCCTTCAGCCAGAGGTGAGACGGTATCTGGTCTCTGTATTTATCGTCCCCGAGGTCTACTAGCGGAGTGCTGGCATACCCTACGATAAGGTCTCCGTCACTCTTGAACTTGGTTGGAATAACAACAGATCCCTTAAACGCCTTCTCAAACATGAGCTGTATCCCCCCTAACCGATGTATCTGTAGATGTGGCGTCACTGTCCAGCCCGCCTAGGGCCTCTCTCGACCCAACTACGTTTCTCTCCGCCGGAACGTCCACATTCCCTATGTCCTCAATCTTTACAGGTTGACCACCAGAGATAATGAAGTGCTCGTCTCCGCCTCTACTTAGAGGAGGTCTTCCCAGATCGGCAAGAACCTGGTTGATAGAGAACACACCAGAACGAACATAACCAATATTCGCCTGCTGTCTTCGCAGGAAGTCTGCTAAGTCTACCTCTTTTAGCTCTACGCCCCACTGCTTTCGCTTATCGACGTTGGCGAAGAAGACATTATAGAACAATCTCTCCCATCTGTTCTGTCTTGGGCGAACAACTAATCGCTTGAACAGATCAAACTGAGACTCCCCTTCCCCTGTAGAGCCTAAAGCGCCCTGTGCGATGATTCCGATCAACCTCGGAGGAACTTGCTCAACCCTACATATCTCATCTCTATTAGCGTTACGGTTATTCAATAAGTGATCGAAGTGCGGGTCTTCACGCAATGCCTGGAACTTCGAGTTTGTCCCCGCTGGAGTGCTAACCATTATTAGCTTAACGCTACGCTTCTCCATTAGCGAGTTCATATAGTTAGTTATCATGGCCTCGTCTTTAGGATCAACCATGGTATGAGCCCCGTCCATAACAAGCATGTAGCGAGCTAGGCCTTTATCTTCTTGGTACTCTACTGAGTTCTGTCCATCTAGCCTGTTGGACATGGCCGCATAAAGAGCAGACCAGATAGCAGGCAGCCCATAAAAGTAATGAGACGGAGTGTAGTTTATGAGGTGAACAACCTCGTTCACCCACTCTCCGTTTATCTCTAATGGTTGAGACCCGAACTCACGGAAGTATACCTCTGTGCCGTTGCATATCTGAACATATGATCCATTAGTGGAGGCTGTATTTGGGTTCAGTCTCCACATCGTATAGGCCGGGATATGGTTAAGCTGTACAACCCTACCTAAGCCATTCTTTACGCGCCCCGTACCATCCCTCACTACCTCGACCCAGGCGTTGCCTAGACTCTCAAAGTCTTTCTGCCCACGAGAAACAAGTTGCTCAGGCCCATCGGGAAAAAGATCTTCAAAATCCCTACGCATAGCCATAGGAACACTTTTAGGCAACCCGCTATTATGTACAAACTTATAGCCATTAGACATGGTAGCTGATGCTTTAACATCAACACACGCATGGTGAGTAGGCTCCTCGTCGTACAGAACGGCGAAATCTGCTGGGTCTACATCGTAAGGCCATGGTATTACCTCTGTTCCGCTACCCTTCAGCTGTAGTACTATTGCTGATCGGGATACACCAGATATTCCTGATGCGGCTTTCTTGAGAGTATTACTTAACCTATCGACTGATACATCAGACTCAACAACCTTTAGTTCCAAACCTCCGGGCAGTTCCATATTTAACTCGCAGGTATGATATTCTTATCCGCGGCCTTGCTCCAGAGGATATAGACCAGCGCATCACTGGTATCAATGTCCAGCGTAAGGTATAACACCCTAGCAACTGGCGTTGCGTCAAGAGTCATAGAATGGGCAATCCCTGCCGTTGGAACAACAGCCACGCTCGTAAAGACTGGTGTTGCAGCGTTCATCCCATGAATAACTACCGCGCCAATAAGTACATCATCTGCGGCAAGCCCGGTGAGGGTTATGTCGCAGCTTGCGGAAGCCCCGGTAACCAAAGAAATATTCACATGGCCGAGACTGGTGTCCTCAGCAATTCCGTCAAGCACAGTCTTCAAGCTATCGTTTAGACCAGATCCGCCCCACCCAAGTTTACTTGGGACTTGTGTAGCTGTCATAAATTCTCCTCCTAAATAGGTATAGCGGACATTTTGTTAGACTGCCCCTTCATTAAAGACATTACCGCTTACCTTCTACCTCCGACTTCTATCCCAGAGATCCAGATGTTGCTTCCCTTTGAACCGCCGAGTTTAAGGTATCCCCAGTACGCTAATGCCATTGCCATCGGTATGTCGTCGTGGAAACCCTTTGCGTGTCGGTACTGCATCATGCCACTCGGGAGAGACTTCCCCTCCATATTGAGCAGCTCCTTTTCCATCTCTTTGTATGGTGGCCACGATATAGATTGCCCTGCTATGGCCCCCGATAATGCTTCTACCATCTGTGGCTTAG